TTTGACTCTGTATTATTCACTTAGCCACTCCTTAGCCATTCGTCTACGCTCTGCTCTTTCTTGACTATCTTTTAGTCTATCTTTTTTTGCCTGTAATATTTTTTCTGCATTATACGCAAAGTAGTTCCAAGACGGACTCTCTGCAACTGAAAAGTAATACTCAAGTATATCGTAGCACCCTGGTAAAGTGTAGGATTCAACAAGAGCATCAGATGCCCATTGTTCTACATTTAAATTTAAGGATGGCTTTGATTCGTACCTTGCGGTATGATACTTGCTGTATCTTGAAAGCAAAGCCATACGGTCTTTGCGTTCTGCCATTACTTCTCTTCAGCCTCGCTTTGGGCCTCTAAAATCTTTGCTGTAAGTTTATCTTCAACAAACTTGTATACACGCTCAAAAGACTGATCCACTGTCTCTCCATTGCGTGAACTGTCAACAACACCAAGATCAAGTCTTAGTGATTGAAAATTTCCTAGATTTAGTGTGTATCCAAGCGTTACAGATACCTTTGTTGGTTCGTTTTCCATTTTATACCCTTCGCTAAATAGACTCATTCCAGATTGGAACAAACCTTCCATCTTCTGTCTTCCTATATGTAAGTATACCATCGCCCATTCTTCGTGTCAACTCTTGCTTACTAGGCGTAATATCATTAGTAATTAACTTATCTTTTCTTGGTCTACCAATATGGTATGAAGCAAGTATATCACGAATAGACTTTACCTGTGACTCTGAGTAGTAGGATCTTACCTGGAATCCTCTTGCCCCACCTTTTTGAGATCCCGTCGGAGAAGGTATTACTCCTCTTTTCATTAGGTCTGGTAAGTATTTTTTATGACGATTAACTAAATCAGCAGTCTGACCTACAGTGTAGGCTCGTTCTCTTTTATTTTTAAAATCACTAATTAAACAACTTTCAATTTGATCTTTAATAATATTATAAACAGACATTATTCCATTTGAGTGGTTGTAATGATGAATTCTAACAAGGTCTCCATTAAGAAACCAAACCTTTTTATTACCTGGTATTACAGGTGACTCATTGTATTTTTCGCTCTCAATTGTTCCTTTTTTAGTAACCATCGGCCCTCCTGAGAATTGTTAGGTGGATGAAAAAAACTTCTTGATCCACAAAGAATGCAGTATATTTCAAGATTATTTATCTCTGTGTATTGTCGATCTATAAACATTCTTCCATTGCATTTTGAACATTTGATCATTAATTTGGTATTCCGACTATTATTAAGTTTAATCCTATAGCAACAGTTCCGCCAACATTAAACTTTACTGTTCCTTCTACCTTTGAAGTCGAAATACCTGAAATAGAAACATTTACATCTTTTCCAGGATCAGTGTCTCCTACGTTTACTGGAGTTACAGTAACAACTGGTGGAAATTTAAATTCATTAGAAAAACTATAACTAAATGGCTGTATAGCGCCAGCAGTTTGTGAAGATCCTCCTCCAATTGGAACATAGCCACCAATGATTCTTGCTTCTGTTGCTCGTGTACTTTGCTTTCCATCATTTTTTGTGTCTACTGTTAAAAATTTATATTGTGAAGTAGTTCCTAACTGATTTGAAATATCATTAATAGCCTTAACAATCTGATAGATATAGGTTACATCTAGAGGTTGGCCTCGCTCTGGTACGGGTAATATTGCCATAATCTAATTATACCAGACTAACCGTTCCAGAATCATAGATCCTCAAGTCTTGGTTTAATACTGGATTTATTGAAGATGCTTGGACTATGACCCTAACTGAAGTTGTTCCATTTTTTAAAAATGAATAATTTGATGATGCAATTGTTTCCCTATAAGTTGGAGCAACAGAATCAAACCCTACAAAAATATCATATAGTGTTTGTTTATAAAATTCTCCAGTAGTCCAGTTTGCCAGAATAGTATTTCCTAATTGCCTTACATCTCCAACACCGAGAAAAACTTCTCCTGAATCTGCAATAAATATTTGAGAATATGCAGAGGTTCTGTTTTTATCTTCAGATACTATCCTAAATCTTAAAACTCTTGCATTAGTTCCAGTTACTTTTCCCAGTAAATCTTTTTTAATAATAACATTTTTTATTCCTTTATCTGGCGTTGTACTCATATCTAAACATCCAAAACAAATCTAAACTCTATATAGTTTGTTGTATTTGCTGATTTTACAATTGGTCTAGACTGTACATTTTTAATTACAGAATAGCCAGTTAAGCCATACAAAGAATTTGTTGATGTAGTATTTTCAATTCTTAAAGCATCTAAGCAAACATAAAAATCTTGACTAGGCACTCCTGATTTTGTTACAGATGCATATATTTTTGCTAAAGAAACATCTGACCATTTAAAGTCTGAAGTCTTTTTTAGTTCTTTAAAAGCCTTAGAAGATACTACATATCTATTACTTGTAAAGGCATGATATTTGTCAGAAGTTCCATCTGCCCAGGTAACTTCATCGATGTTTACTTGAAACTTTGCATATTGAGTGCTTGAGTTTGCTCCTGTATGAGAAAACTCTAATAAAATTTTTACATTGTCTGGCAGTGTTTGAGGAGTAGACTCTCTGAGTCTATTGACAACCGAAAAGGCTAATCTTAGTTCATCGGTAGGACTATTTTTTGTAAAGTCTACAGATGTAGGTGATAAAACAATACCTTTAGAATTTGCAGTTGCATTCATTACTCCATCACTGTCAACTGTTAATGTTGATGAATTTCCAGCAAATGCAATTATATTATTTAAAACCCTACATCTTTCGTTTCTGTCAATCCTAGTACTATTAGTAAAAATTCTATTATCTGCATTTGTTGAAAAAATTGGATCAGTTTGATTTATTATTCCATTATCAGCCTCTCCATCTAATGGTTCATAGTGTTTTGGGATATTGACTGGGGATTGAGTTCCATCCTTGTATTGCCAATTATCTGTATCGGTAAAAGAGTAAACAAGTCTGCTATCGAATGATCCAGAAACTGGATTTGCTCCTGCAGAAAATATTCCAACCTCTGTAATTTCATATCTTTCTTCTGTTGGTAGTTCTGCTGTTAGGACAACTTTTGAAATGTTCCCTTCATTTATAAATCCCCTTGAAATAATCGGTACACGAAGCATTTCAAAATCTAAAGAATCTTTATTTTTCATGGCCAGCAGTTCTGGGGAACTAAAAGTATAATCTGTGCTAACCGCTTTTGGACCACACCCAACGGCAATATAAGATGCGTAAGATGGGGTCTGACCCACAAGGTACTTTGCTAAAATATTTTTTCCTGTATTAGTTATCATTAATTGCTCCCATAGTATATTGTATCATCAAAAATATTTCCAGCGCTCAATACCTCTACCTCTACCTGCTCGCCTGGTTTGGTATTAATAAGGTTGATAACTAGGTCTCCAGTAATCTTATCTATATAAACAGATTTACAGTTTGGAGTTTTTATCCACTTGTTTAAGTCTTTTTCTTCGTATTCTGGATCGTTGATCAGATCTGGTGGAGATATGTCATAGCCAGTACCGCATATTGGAATACGGGTATAGATAGGCAAAGACAAAGATTCAAAATATGACTCAGATGATTGTATCCTTAGTATGTTATTTGGGTTATACTGCAAATACAAATCTGTAAGATTTTTAATTGGAGAATATATAACCTCTTGTCCGCTAATCAAATCGTGTCTTGATATTGTTGCAAGTTCATACCCACCAATATCTTCAAAGATTAGGTCTGTCATTATGTCAACATCTATGACATCTGCATTTTTTAATATTAAGTCTGGTGTTGCAATTTTTACTCCATCGCTAGTATCTTTTTCTAATGGATCTGGAATTGCTGCAACAGAAGAAATGTAGTCTGCATATTTAAATTCGTCTGCCATTATACTACCTCACTTAAAAATAAAGTCATTTCGGGACCATCTGAACTTCTTGAAAATTCAATATTGTAAACAATAAATCTGTTGTTAGCATCTGCAGCCATATCTATATTATTTTCTTTATAATCTAAACTAACAATATCTCCAAGTTGAATTGTTGGTATTGAAAATATTTTAACTCCTAAAGATTTTTTTGGCTTAGTTACTTTTTCAACAAGCCATTTCATTAAATTGTTAGCCTCATCTTGTGACTGAATGTATTTAGTTTCTAATGCAAAATCTTTTTTGCCGTGCGTCATTCTGCTAAGTTTAATGTCTTGATAGTCTTGTTTAAATTTATATGGATTTGAAATTAATTTATCAGCAATAAACTTGGGGTTTGACTTAAGACTATTTTTATTAAAATATTCATCAACGGTAAGATTATTATCAGATTCCTGAGTAAAAGTAATACCTTGAATTCTTAAGTAGTTCCCGCTTGTTTCGTCTAGTGATAGCGGTGCATCTGTTGCATTAAATATAAGGAACTCTGCACCATAGGATCCTGACCTAAAACCAGAAACAACATATCCTTTCATTTTGTTAAAGGTTGGAGAAATTTTTGCAGTTAGCGCTGGGTATGCTTTATCGTATTTAAAATTAAATGATGCTACCTCTCTCATAATACTTCCAAATTCTTCAAAATAAATATCATATTTTGGAGGTTCGGAAGAACCAATTCCTGACAAGTAGGTGTTCTGGATTAAACCGCTCATAGCATATTTTTTAAATGACTCATTTGCATCAACTTCAAAATCTCCAAAAACAGAATGAACTGGAGCGCCCAGTCGGAACGAAGTGTTTTGAGAATAGTTGTTGCATAAAGCGTAAACATTTTCAAACATTGCCCTAGTAGATCCTCTTACAAACAATGCCATTCCTGAGTACTCTGGCAATGGGTCTGGATCGTCTATTTGTTTAATTACAGTTCCGTTTAAGAATAAATAAAACCTTCTTGTTTTTCCTATGTCTTCATACTCTACCGCTAAGTCATATACTGTTGGATTTTCTTCAGAAAAACTTCTTGACTGTCCTGTAAAGTTTCCATCGTCTACAGTAATTTCTGCCAAACCATTCCACAAAGGTATTGGAACTGCAGATCCCCCATTAGATTTTACTTTATAGAAAAACACATTAGATACATTTTCTTTTTCTTTACTTGTTAATTTACCCAAGCCTAGTGCTGCTATTTCAAAATAATACCCTACATTCGTTGTTGGGTTTAACATTACTGCTAAACCAGCAGAACCTCCAGAAACTTTTATATTCTTCTCTGGAGTAGAGCCTTCTACTTCAAAGTAAGTAGAAGATCCATTTGATGTTTGACCTCTGTCTGGATTATTTTCTATTTTTCCAATAACTCTAACTCTTGTTCCAAAGTGTTTATATTTTTTATTATTAGATGTTGGTGTTTTATGAACATAAGATATAAAATTTCTTGGCTTTTCTTTTGTTGTAAAGTTAGGACCAGTTAAAGATAATGCTGAAGACTGAATTGATCCAGGCTGTTGTTGAGTTTGTGTGGTTATTTCTCCAGTTAATACTGTTGAAAGAAAGTTTTTTATAAGTCCAGTTCTTGAAGATGTCCTTGCTAGAGCATCACTTGATGAGCCAACATCTGTTGTTTTTCCAGCAGTAGATGCTGTTGTTGTTGGTACTGGAGACTTTTTAGTAAAAAGATAATCAGAGTCCATATAGCATCCCTTTACATTGTCATCTGATTTCCAATAGTCGGATATTCCAGCAGAGTGTGCAACAACCGTTGTTTCAAATTGACCTCGACCATGTTTTGCTACTGGTCCATTTTTAAGTTTTACAACTCCACCTTGCTCAAAATAGTTAGGCTCGGAATAAATTCTGACTAGTCCCGTTGGATATATTTTACCGTTAAATGGAAGTTTAGAAAAATAATCTTGATAATCTTCTACTGACGTTATCCACACATTTCCAAACCCAGTCACATTATGTTGAACCGCATCATACTTTATGATTTCTCCTTGTGAATAAAAATACCCAGTATATCTGCTAATCCAAAAGGCTGCTTCTCCTAAACTAAATGTGTTATTAATAACAATATTATTTTTTACTTCTGGAACTTTATCAGAAAGATCAGAATTTAAAGGAATAGCGCTAAGTAAATAAGAAGACTGGGACCCTGTTTCATTATTTAATGACTTAGTGTTTTCCGTACCAGAAACCTCCCAAAGAAGTACTGGCTTATAAATATAAAATCTCTCATCATCTAAAAGGCTTGCTTGTCTTATTGATCCAATAGATCTTTGAATGTGTCTTGTTTTATAATTAATTACCCCGTCATTATAAACATTATTAGCCTGTGAGGAAACCGAAATTATGTTTGCTAACTTTGAGTTTTGCAATGTTTTATTTTTTATTTCTTTGTCTTGAATTAAATCATTTGTTCCCTTAAGGGCAAAGGTGGTTGGTCTTTGTTCTTTTGTTGGCATTATATAGTCTTTGCTCATCATAACAAAGTTATTGTATTCATCAAAGAACATTGCTGTCTGTGTTGAGACTGCCAGATCCTCAAGAACCTGTGCAACACTATTGTCTGGACCAACAAAAAAGTAAGGAATAATTATTTCTTTTTCATTTTCTACTCTTTTAAAGGTGTAGTTAGAAAATCCAATATAGTCTAGCAATAAAGATACTGCAGAACTAACAGATACCTCTGTCATTAATATTTGTGGAGCAGTAAGTGATTCTAGATACCAATACAAATCTCTTAAAGTAATTGAGGTTATCTTGTTATCTATGTCTTGTTTTGGAAATGAGTCAGAATATAAAGTTTTTATTGGAACCCAATAGTCCCATCCACCTACATCAACTATGACCTCATAAAATTTAAACTGTATATGTCTGTTTATATATTTTGAAATTATACTTGATTTATTGTTTTCATTAAAGGCTTGATCAAAATCAAAAATATTAATTGATCCGTTTGAAGCAACAAGTTGTCCTACTGGAAGACCGCTAAGCCCTAAATCTGAAGCACTTTTATTTATAGAGTAGTCTAGAGTTTTATCTGATAAATTCATTGTTAGTCTTGGAGATATTTCAATTAAATCAAATGTTGAATTTTTTACATTCATTGTTTCAACAACAATTCTTATTCCAGAGATATATTCAAACTCTCTATACTGAAGTTTTCCATCAATCGGTTTAGTAAAAACGCTAGGAGATGTTGCGTCTGTAACAAAATTGGTTAGCCGATCAACAGTTTCATCCTGAATGTACCATCCATATTTTGGCTTTATAATTGTGTAAGATGTTCCATTCCAAAGGTGGTACTCTCCGATATCTCCTTCATTTAATTTTATAAGATAGGCATACCCAACAACAGATTTTTCTGGCAAGAGTGCGTCACTTGTATATGTTTCTGCAAAAACAAAGGTACTTTTCCATTCATCTGGAACAATTAAACCATAAGCAATTTCAACATACCCATCACTTTGAATTATTGGAGATCCATCTTTTCTTCTTTTTAATGGATCAAAAGACATGGCATCTTGCCAAGTATTATCTTTTAAAAGTTGAATTTTCCATTTGTTAGGAACTTTTCTGTTTAATTCTCCGTAAAATGGATCCGAAAATGATCCTGTTGGAGATGAAAAAGGTCCTAGGTTTTCTGTTCCAACATGTGTTTGCATTTTTACAACAACTCTGTTTGCTGGAATTTTTTCTTTATAAACAACAAAAGGGCAAGCATCTTCAATATCATATTGAGATCCACGAACTTTAGAAGCCACGCCATACTCAGATAGAGTGTCTACGGTTCCCAACTTTTGCTTTCCATCTTTATCTAAAAATATTTGAGACGAGCCATAGGATACTGAGTTATCGTTGTATGTATATCTATATGTGGCCTCTGATCTATAAGATGTCCAATACTTAAATATATCATTTTTTTCTGGCATATAATATCTTGGTCTATCTGCCATAAATAAATTAGGGTGATGTAATTTTCCATTTTCAAAAAAGACTGCTTTGTTAATACCAGATCTTGGCCTAAACTGACTAAAGCAATCTTCTAAAGAATATAGTGTTTGTAGTTTTTGTTTTTTTGTTAAAAATATAGTAGGGTCTTCATTATTTTCAAACGAACCATCTACTATAACATCTGCGTCAGTGGCTCCTGTATAAAAATTACCATCATCATTTATATCAAAACTAGTAGGAAGGGATGAATAGACGGTAGATGTCTGTGTTGGACGATACCTATAGTTGCCAATATGTTTTATATTGGTTGGTATGTTCATGTTCCATTCTGCAATAACTACCGATTTATTTTTGACAGTAGAAGAAGTCTCTAGAAATGTTTGCAACTCTTTATTTTCAAACATTATACCTCTTCCAAACTTATTGAGACATTCCAGTAGTCAAAGTTAGTTCCTCTTTTTTCAACAGAATAGGAAAAATCGCTAATGAACATTTCTATTAGTTGGTTGTATTGACTAAGGTGGTTGTAAGGCTCTGCCGTTCCTTTAAAAATATCTTTTCTGTCATACGCAAGAAAAACCCAAAAAGATCCTTTGTGTGAGTTATACCACTCTAACATATCTGCTCCACCTGCCCCACCATCGGTTGTGTATGATTTTTCTAATGATTTACCAGTAGCAAAATTAAAATTTGGAACATCAGCATGTGATCTTGATGGAATCATATCCCAACCTGTACTTATGGTAAGTTTATCTGCAATATGATATGACCTCATACGGCCATTGATCATTCTCTCCCGCTTTTCAATACGCTGCTCTGAAAATTCAATTGGTTTTCTGTTGTCGTCAGTAATTAACAAGAACTGGCCTGTCAGTGTTTGATCTTCAACGTCTTCTGGATCTACTCCAACCTCATATCCGTATGGAATGTATAGGCCATTTTGTAGGGTTCCAGAGTTTTCTGACCAAAGCATACCGCTGGGCCTGTTATATTTTTTACGGCCTTGCATATACACTACTCTAGGGTCTAACTCATTATCTGGCATTTATTGCTACTCCTCTAACTCTTCTGTCATCAACTTGTTTAATTGTTGACATTACTGCCTGTGCAATTTCATTTGGATTTGCATTTGTCTTAGCATTAACCGTTAATGTATATGTATTATTATACACTGCGCCACCTGTTGCTTGCCCATTATTAATTGCTTTCATTGTATTTACACCATGAGCATCAACAGCATACTTGCTCATTACAAATTCTCCTGGAGTTAGCATGGCTGGAACTGTATCAGTACCCTTTGCAAATCCACCAAGAGCAAACATTTTTGGAACTATTCCACCCATTGCAAGTTTAATTGGTCTGCCATTTGGATATTTTGCTTCAAATTGTTGAATAGCGTAAGCAGCCTTTTGACCACCCTCGAAGTTTATAACTTGCTGCATTCTTCTGTATTCAGAATCATACTGTGATTGAAGGGCTGCTAGTTTTTCTTTTTGGGCTGCTATTATTGCTGGCCCAGATATTTTTTTATCTGCTATTCGGGCTGCTTCTGCTGCTGCCTTTGCTTTGGCATCTGCTGCTGCCTTTGCTTTGGCATCTGCTGCTGCCTTTGCTTTGGCATCTGCTGCTGCCTTTGCTTTGGCATCTGATGTTGCAGTGTTTGCGGAAGAGGCAGCGCTGCCACCGACTTTCTTGTTATTTTGCATAATGTAGTCGCCTTCGTCTCCAATGCGTACATTACTTAGGTCTATCTTTTCTTCATTTCCCCCAGGGATTATCGCATCTTTTGGATCAGTGACTATTGGATTTCCATTTTCATCAACAGGGACTATTGGTTTAGTTTCAACTTTTTGATTTTTATATGCGTTTATCAGTTTTTGTTGTGAATTTATAGCATCTTCCATGTCTTTGATAAATGCAGCACTTGATATTCTTGCAAGGTCTACAGCACTTTTAATTGCATCCCATTGTCCTTTTGTTCTTCCTAAAACATCTATTCCCTCAATTGCCTTATCTAGAGCAAGTTGGTTAAGCCTTAGCGTTTCTCTGTTTGGCTCAAGGCTTTTTTGCTCAATCTCATAAATTTCTTCTTGCAATTTTTTAATTTCTTTTTCAATCTCAGTTCTGCTTCTACCGTCTTTTGATCTTAGTTGTGAAAGTTCATACTCTCTAGATTGTTCCAAAGCCTCTTTTTGTTTTGTAATATTATCTGCAGCCTGTTGTGCTCTCATTTCCTGAGCAGCACGAGCAGCAGCAGCAATATCTCCAGATGTTAATGCTTCGGCAAGAGTTAGTTGTCCCTTTTGTTGCTGAGATACTGATGAATTGGCTTTTTCAATTTGATCAAGAGCGTATAACCTTTCATCATATTTTTCATTAACCTTTTCTTCTTGATCTTGAATTTCTTTTAATCCAATTTCTTCTTTTCTAATTTTTTCTTGATTTAAGGCAATTTGTTCTTCAGCCTTTTGAATTTCGTCTGTAAGTGGCTTATTTTTAATATCAAAGTCAATCCTAAGCGCTTCTTCTTTTACTGCAAATGATTCCATTGCATTGCCAACACCAGAATCAAAGATGTCTTGCAGTCCTTCAATTGATATCACCTTAAGATTAAGTTCAATTTGTTTTCTTTCTAATTCTTTTTCTAAGCCTTCTGCAAAATTTGAAGCACCCGTAAGCAATCCCTCAACTAGTGCTGGATTATTTAATATTGCTTCTATCTCGGCTTGGCTATATTTTCCAATGTCCTCTGTTAGTTTTGTGTATAGTTTTGCTGTGTCTTTTAATTCACTTGTATTTCCTTCAATACCCTTTACAGCAGCAAACCTTCTTAATGCTTTTGTTCCTTCGTTTGCTGACTTAATAACTCTTTTAAGTTGAGCATCTGATAGTTTGTTATTAGCAATTGCTGCTGCAGTGCCAGCATCTGCAACCATCTCTAAAGCAACGGAACCATCAACACCAGCAGCCTTTAACCTAGTAAGCGCAGCATTTTGATTACCTATATTTTTAACCATTTTATCTTGTGTGCTAACAAAATCTCCAAGGGCAATAGACTGAAGAGCATCTCCAACGCTTCTAGCACTATCTTTTAGTGCTACAATCTTTCCATTTTCAATCTTAAATAGTTTATTTTTTTGTTTTTCAAATTCTTCTGGATCCATTCCAGCAATGAGTTCAATTAGGTCTTCTCCTGCACCTAGACTTCTCATTTGATTTTCAATACCGCTGAAGGCTTGAATAGTTTTGTTGCCACCAAATAAATTATTTAAAGATTTAAGGGAAGCGTCAAAACCTTTAGGAACCTTAACACTACCTTTACGAACATCTCTTATTTTCTTTAGCAGGTCGTCTAAAGGAGAAGCAGCAGGACCAGTTCCAGTGCCTTTGCTTTCTTCTTTTTTAATTGTGGCTGCTTGTGCTTGTGATTCCTCAGACACCTTCCAAGGTTGGAACTGTCTATATGCTGCAATTCGCTCACCAATTGGCTTTCCTGCATAAGAATCTCCATTATACATTGCTCCAGCAGCATCCCATTTTTTAAACTCAGGATCTGCCTCTATTACTGGATCTGGAATGCTTACAATAGTAGCAATTTCTTTAAGATAGGTAAGTCTTTCTGCTTGAGATAATTTATTAAAATATTCTTCATCAATTGCACCCATTACATTTGCTGGCAAGAAGTTGGTCATAACATTTAGTTCTAAATTGCCTTTATTTTTTTCAATGTTGTCTATGATTCCCTGCGCTCTTTCTGCTACCCTTGGATTTGCCATATAGTAATTTAACGAAGCAGTCATATCAAATACTCCGTTTGTATTTGCTACTTGAGCAAAGAAGTCTATATATTTTGATGCTTCCTTATCACTTGTTTGTGTAGAAACATTTCCTATAAACTTTGCCTGCATTGTGGTATTTGGAGTTCCATCTGGGTTTGTAAACATACCCATAACCCTTGTTGCTTCATCTCCAGTTCTTGCACTAAAGTTGGTAATGATGTCCATATAATTTTGTTTAACTTCTTTATCATTTCCAAAGTTGCTAAACAAAAACACTTGCTGACTTGGAGTAAGTTCTCCAGTTGACATTTTAACCTTGATTAAATATTGTTGTTCTTTTGTTAATCCCGAATCTGCAAGAAGTGTATTTGAAGCATCAAGATATTGAACCTCATCAGTGCCCTCATATCTTTGACTTATCATTTTTTCTATGCCAGTATCCATAGCAGTTCTTACGTTTCCTTTTGTCTGTCCATACTGGGCAAGAATTGATTCGTTTGTTGCTTTTGCTTTATCTGCTAATGCTATTTTTGCATCATCATATTTTTTTTGCTCTTCTTTTGCTTTTGCAATTTTACCTTCAATCTCAAGTTCTCTAATCTTCTTTTGATAATAAAGGTCTAATGAATCTGTCAGTTCTTGTTGCTGCTCTAACTGTGCTCTTTGAGAACCAACTACAGCGCCAGACATTGATGCTGTTTTTTTGTTTTGATTTCTTTGGGCCATATACCCTATTCCAGCACCAGCAATCGTGCCGATACCTGCGCCGATGAGAGCACCCTTTGGACCAAGAAATGATCCTATTCTTGTTCCAGCCATTGCGCCAGACTTTGCACCCGCTAACATGCCAATGCCACTCGCTGCGCCAAGCAAAGTAGCAGGAAGGCCTACCCCTGCTTTAGAATTTAATGATGCAAGAGGATTTAAGGGGTTAAACCCTGACCCTTTTTGCATCTGATCAAAAAGATTATTGGTTTGTGCTGTTTTTTTATTAATTAAATCCATACGAACTTTAAGAGGATCTTTTTTTAAATTCTCTCCGTTTGGACCTATGATTTCATTTATGTTTGCTGTTACAGCAAAACCTAAACCATAGTTTCCAACCTGCTGACCTATGTTTAGCGCTATAGATTTTGCTTGTGCTGAATCTATGGCTCCAGATAAAACACTAGTCATTAGTTGATTAGTTAAGTCTTCTGTTGCTCCCTTTTGGTCCCCTGCTTTTAATCTGGTAGTCGTTGAAGCCATTAATGCTTTACCAGTTTCTCCTTGCACAAAAGATTCTCCAAATGTTGTTTTTCCAGGCTTTGCTCCAAGCATGCCAAATTTTTCTTTACTTCGTCTTTCCATAATTTCTCCAGCACTAACATTGCCAGCAAATTTTGCATAACCTCTAATAGCATCTTTTCCAGATCCCATAGTATTTGATAACTTTATAGCCTCATCTTGTGCTTTATCAAATTCCATTCTTAATTTTACAATAGCACCAACTACAGCCATTGCAGCGATAGTCACTAGGCCCATCTTGTTTCCTAGCATTGGTAGTATCATTGAAAGTCCCATAAGTGGCATCATTAGTTTTGTCATTGTCTCTCCAACTGCACCTGGAACCATTGACCCCATCATCGCTACACCAGCAATACCCATGGCTGCACCGCCCATGCCCATGCCAGGTTTTGCTGTGCCTGCTGCTTTTGCTGTTGCTCTTGCTGTTTTGCTTGCGTTATACTTTTCTTGTAGTCCTTGTAGTCTTGCCTGTAGTCTTGCTGCTAAACCTTGTTTTTTAACATTCTCAGTCATATTATCTGTTACGACTTTTTGTGTAACTGCTACCTGTGATGCAACGGTACTTAATTTTTTACCATTTTTATTTAGTTTGTCTAGTTGTCGCCTTAAAGACTTTTGCTCAGGATCTATTGGACCTGATCCATACAATGCAGTTCTTGATGATGCTGCTTTTGACTGAGAAAATTCTCTATTAATCCTGTCTTTTAACTCTTGAGATGATAAAGGAGCATCAGACTTTCCTTTGATTGTAAACTTTCCTACTCGTTTAGTAGATGCTGGTTTTGGTCCCTGAACAACCTGTTCTCCTTTTTTGGGAGCATCTATCATTCTTGTATCTATTTTACCGCCAGTGGATTGTACTCCTGAAGGAAGTGGTTCTGATGGTGGCTTTCTTAACTGTTCAGTCTTTGTGTTTTCAATCATTTCGTCTGGCATAACAGCGACTTTGCCAGCAGTTTTATGCATGTTCCAAAGTTCAATCCAACCATTTTTTAAACCAAATGCTTGTGCTGCTTCAAGTCTTTTAATCATTTGCTTGTAGGGTTTTGCTTCTTTAGGGGTTAACTTATCTTCTTTTATAATTTCTTCTACTGCTTCTCTAAGTTGTGGAAGAACTCTGTCTATCTCATCGTTCATTGCCTTGCTATATTCATTTGCAGTCATTCCCGCTGGTATATGTTTGGTTGCCTCATAGAAGTCAGATCTTGCTCCAGAGCCTGGAACACCACCAACGTTTATCTTTGCCTGTTCCACAAAGTCTCTTACTTGCTTACTAACAACTCTTGCTTCTCCTCTTTTTTCATTATATTGTGAGGCTTCGTCATAAATACCAGCAGTTCCTACATCTGTTAGTGCATTACCGCCTAGATTTCCCTTTGCAAGATCTTTATCTCCACGAAGTGCCGAAGCAACTAACTGTTTAAAATATTCTTCTTTTGTAAAGTTGTTTTTGAGGCCAGACGCAAATCTTTCCTCAAACGGAGACTCAAGAGCATAAGATTTTTTACCAGTTTGAGGATTTTCAATAACTACTAATCTTTGCTCTGGAGCCTCTAAGTTATGTGCTTGTCTTGCTATTCTGGTTGCTCTTTGTTCTGCAAGGGCATTTTCTAGATTTATCATTGGCTTTACAAATACTTTTTTGCCGTCTTTAGTTTCATACAAACCAGATACGTCACGGTCAATAACATTGCTATATCCAGTACCTTTAGCAATATGTTCTTTGTATTCTGTTACGGCAAATTTTGGATCAACATCTCCATATAACGCAGCCTTTGCCTTTTTGTTTAATTTAGCCTTTAACTTTCCTCCTAGTCCTCCAGAGTCTGGTGTAGATCTCTTTGGATTAAACTGATCTGTTTCGGGATCATAAACTGCTGCGTTTTTTTTCTTTGTGAACTTCCATGTACTCATAGGCCTATTTTTGCTCGCACCGCTTAGTTCTGGTCTGTCATAGCCAATTATTTTTTTCCATTCTGGGTCTTCTTTACGTAGAGGCATGTTTTCGTCTAGTTCTACATCAATCAGTTTTCCTGGTTCAAACTTTGCAATGTCCTTAAATGTTTTTATTACTGAAGGATTAGTCTTAGTTTCTTCTAATCTTTTTATAACATCTTCTACTGTTTGAGTTGCTGAGTAAACTTTCTTTGAAGTTCCCAGACCAGAAATTCCCTGGGGCTCAAGGAGTGCTTTAACTGCTTTAGAGGTATTTACATTTTCCTGTGCTAAGGCCCCAAGTATTCCTGATTTAGCGTCTCCCATTTTTGAGTAAATAGTTTTATCATTTATAATTGTTCCTTCTGGAAGTATACTTAATTCTGATAAAAGTTCTGTTCTTAATCTATTTGTTACTCTTGCTGCTTGGTTTGCAGTAAGACTAGTTGGTGGTTTCATCAAGTTTGCAGTCATTGTTTCTACAGCACGAGGTTTCTTTAATTCTTCAATATATGACTCTACAGGTGCCCCTTGTTTTTTAACTATGTTTCCATCTTTATCTGTAATATCTTCTTTAGAAATTGCACGGTGTACTTCATTATCTATATCAAAACCAACAGCAGTATAAAGGTTTGCTCCATCGGTTCTTCCAATTCCTTTAAGTATTTTAACATCTTTGGCAAATCTTTCAGGAACATCGTCAAGAGGCATTACGATTTTATCTACTGCGTGTGCAAATTGTGTTGTTGAAACTTCTTTTTTAGGTTTTGCAGGCTTATAGTTTGCTTTAATTTCATCAAAGATTAGTTTTTTAGTTTCTTCAGATGTACCTTTTGCAATTAGACGCTCTGCTTCTTCTATGTTTCCTGTAACAATTGCTTCTCTTATTTTTGTTGAAGAAACATTTTTTTCATCTAAAGTTCTAAGTACTTCTATTTTTTCTAAATTAAGACCATATTTCTTTGCTGCTAAATCAAAAACGTCATTCTGCATGCGGTCTGTGCCAAGTAATATTTTTACATCTTTAATTCCTTTATTTTTTAAGTCTTCCATTAATGCAAAAGGATCTTTAACCGAAATTGCAGGCTTTCCTGTAGACTCTTCGATTTGCTTGAGCCTATTTTCTAAAGACACAACTCCTTTTTTACTTTGTGTGCCTTCAGATGTATACTGTATAAAATCTGTTCCAGTTTCTTTAGCAAGAAGTTGTGCCTGGGCTGCAATGGATTCGTGTGCAGTTGTAAATGGTTGGTGTGCACCAAAGGCTACAACGGCACTAGTTCCACCATTAAACCCTTGAAGTTTTTTATTAACCATTGAACTAATGATTGGTTTAAATCTAGGATCTTGTGCTACATCTGCTGGTATAACTGCCTCTCCAGGTGTAAGCATTGCTGGAACGGTATCTTGATTTCCTGTTCCTGGAACTTTTGTAATTCCTGTTGAATACTTTTTACTTTGTTGTGATCCCTTAATTCTCCCGCCTCTAACGGGACCAGTAAATCCTACCTGGGCTGCTACTGCATTTCTATATGCTAAGGCTAATGCATTTACTGCTGCTGTTTCTGAAGTAAACCTTTGTGTTAATCTTTGATGAACTTGGTCAAGAGATGCTGCAACTGCAGAGGCTTCAAGTTGTTGTTGAGTTAAATAATCTGTTTGCTGTCCTAGAACTCGTGTCGATGATCCTGTTCTATTAAATGCCATCTTCATGCTTGCAAATAGTTTAATTATATTTGCAACACCGTTAGCAAGCAAACCAAATGTCATAAGTGCTACAGGACCAATTGCACCTAGTGCAATAGTAAGTATTGTGACAAACTTTTTGCTTCCGTCGCTCAAACCATTAAACTTTTCTAAAACTTTTCCAACAAACTCAACAATTGGCGTTAATGCCTTTAAGAACTGTTCTCCAACTGGGGCAAGGCTTACCTTTAAATCTTCAATTGTTTTCTTAAATTTATAAGTTGTAGAGTCTTCTACTCTTGCCAATTCTCGTTCAGATAAAATTGCTAACTCTTCGGTTGTTGCATTTGCAAGTTTTAAAACTCTAGATGCTTGAGTACCTTCTTTTGTTACATTTTGAAATAGAGTAGATAGTCTTGAGAACTGGAACTTACCGAATAATTGCTCAATCGCTCTTGCACGATTAAGGGGATCTAGTGTATCTAATGCTGCTGCAAAGTCTACCACTGTTGATTTAACGTCTCCAGAATTTGCTTCTACAATACCCTTGATATTAATACCAAGACCTTGAAGCATCTTGGATGCTTTTTCAGATGGATTAATTAAAGATGCAAGACCAGACTTAAGTGCGTTTGCACCTTCTGATGCATTAATTCCACCTTCCTTCATGGCGGTTAGGAAGAATGCTAGATCTTCTACATCTCCACCTAACTGCTGAACAACTGGTCCAGCCTTTGGAATTGCAATTGTTAAATCTTCAATAGACACAACAGTTTGGTTTTCAACTGCGTTAAGAAAATCAATCTTTTTTGCCAAATCTTCTGCTGCGACACCAAATGCATTAGTAACAGATATTGTTGTTTCAAGTGCCTGTTCTTGCTCAACGCCACCAAGTACTGCTAATCTGGTAGCCTCCATAACCTGAGCCTTTAGTTCTGCACCCATCTTACCCATTGCTGCTGCATTAGCAGCCATCTCCATAGTTTTTTCTACTGCAACTCCGTATTTAGTAAACTCTTTTGCAAGCAGTTGAATATCTGAAACCATCTTATCTGTTTCTTCTTGTGTTGTAAACATCTCACCATAAACACGCTTAAACCTAATAGCCTGCTCTTCAAGTTGCATAAAAGTTTTAGCAGCAGTAGAGCCAAGTAGCATTAACGGAATTGTAAATCCAACCATCAACTGACGGCCAGCCCACTGAGTATTCTTACCAAAGTTTAGAAGATTGGTTGATCCTTGCTTTAATAACTGATTTAAAAGTTGTTGTCTTTGTGCTGCCATTGCTGTTTGTGTGCCGAGATTTTTCATGTCTAGGGTAAGTGGTCTTACTGCAATAGCCTGAAGAGCGCCGTTGGCTCCTCTACCCATTTTGATGTACTGGGTCTGTATGTCTTTTACACGCTCTCGTGCTACTTTGTTTATTGTTTCAAATTCAGACCTAAAAAGTCTGCCAAAAGTTTTTGTGGCTGCGCCAGTGTATCTAAAATATTCTCTAGAGGTTAACTTATTTCTTTCTAAAGAGTCAGTAAATTGTTCTGTACTTGTCGTTACTGTTCTCATAGATGCCTGGAATTGACCAGTAGCATTTATAGAGTTAATTAAGTTTTGTGCTTGATTTGCTGCTACCGCAGATGCTGCAGTACCAGACTTTGCCATTTGTGTATGGAAGGCTGATATTTGACGCTGTAGAAGTTTTAAACTTGCTAAAGCATCCGACGTATCAATATTTACATGAATATTGGATTGAACATCAGCCATCCACTAACACCTCTTATTTAGTTATTTACAAGGTTGCCAAGTAGTGAAGCGTCTGAAAGTCTAATTCCAGATGCCTCTTCGACGATCTTGTATACTGTAGGAAGGTCCATGTTTTCTTCTAGGGCTTCCTTATCTTCTGCCAATTCTGGCTTGTATTGTTGCATTGCAATTTGAACACATTCCATAAGCAGGTTCATTGATTTTTCATTATCTTCTGCTACCTTTGCGATATCTTCAAACTTCTTCATAAATGGACGAAGTAGTGATATCTTTAATGGTCTTACCTTGATCTTTGTTCCGTCGATCAGTGTTACTGTCTTTTCTTCAGTGGCGGTTGCCATTTATTCCTCCTTATAAGGTTTAGTTAATTATACCATAGCGCAAGTTTATTTTTGGCTATTCGTAAACCTCATAATCAAGGCCCATTCCAATACCAAACCCAGCCTTTTCTGCATTTCTACCTTGCAAAGCAAGAATATCATTTCCGTCGGTTGTTGCTCCCTTGCTAAAAACTCTTGCTTTCATATCTTCCCAGGCATTACCATTACCAGAGTTTTTGTCTAAGTCTACCCCTTGCATTGCAGCAACAAACTTTTTATCGCTATAGTCTAGTTCTCTTTTTATTTTAATTGTTGCAGTTAATTCTGGCATAGATAAAGATTGTTCCAACTCTTCATAATCTTTCCATATTCCAATTAAAAATGCCTCTGACTCTAGTTTGGCTAAGTCTAGGGTATCCCAAGAGGCCCCACTATCAACTGCCTGAGATTTTACTGGTTCTTCAGATTTTTCATTAATTTTTATTCCTGCTGCAATATCTATAACCTCATAGATAGTTGGCAAGTCTAGATTGTCTTCTAGGTCATCTATTGTTTTTATGTGTGAAGCATATTGTTTCATTGCAATTAAAGCACATTTAACTAAAACAGATATTGACTGATCATCTGTTTTTGCTTCTTTGATTGTTTCAAAAACTTCCAGGAACTCTCTAAGGTATTTTATTTTTAGTGGTGAGGCAGTAATATTAGTACCATCTACCAGACTAAATTGTTTTTTATCATAAATGCTAGTTGCCATTATATAAGTATACCAAACAGAAAGGCCCAACCCCGAAGGATTGAGCCTCTCGTATATTAAGTTGTATTATGCTTCTAGGGAACGATCTACGATTTTACCGTATGATGCGTTGTCGTTTGGAAGAAGACGGAATGATACTTCAAACATTGAAGCCTCATCACGCTTTGCTGATACTGTAACATTCTCAATTGAGAGTGCACGGTATGCAACATAAATTCTTTCCTTTGGCTCTAGAGAAGAACCAGAACCTGGGCCTACTGCTACGAGTCCACGCTCTAGTGGAACGTCACCGATATCTCCAGCAGACATCTTGAGTGTTGAAACTCCTGATGCTGTTGCTAGATCTGCGTCGTCTCCTGCAATTGCTACTAGAAGATTTTCTAGTGTTGCTTCTGCGAATGCAGTGTTTAGATTAACTGTCATACCTTGCTTGAATAAACGAGCAACGTCGAGAAGTTGA